TTGCTGGCACTACGCTGTTTCCGAGGAGTCGGAGTTCGTCAGTGCGATTGTCACTGGACACGCACAGCTCGGCATAGTCCATCCCACGGGCAGTCCCATCAAAGTTTCTACCCATCGAGGATTGAGTTTTCCGCTCGTTTCTCCTAATTTCGGTGTCGCACCCACTTGATTCTGGAGATAAATCTGCTGACTGTGCGCTTGGTTCTTCTCCTCCGCTACGGATGGTGTTCGCCACAGCTTGGCTTGTAACGTCAACGGCATCGTTGCCACGTCCCCCTTGGCTTGCCTCAAGGCCCATGTCTCCTGGTTCTCGTCTGTGACCTTGCCCGACCTTGGCGTCGCCCACGACTCTGGGCGGTTCCCATGGATGTTGGGGGATTGATGGACGACTCGGCCAAGAAGTCCGTTCATTGGTACGTTCTGACAAGATTGAGCAGTTCCATCTTTCCAATCCCTCGTCGTTGCGGTGGGCCAAGATGAAGACCCGTTTCCGTTGGTGAGGAGCGCCAATTTCAGCCGCGCTGAATATGCCCCACGTTGTTCTGTAACCCATTCTTCCCAAGTCTTCGATGACGTTGGACAACCCCAGCGAGATATGTCCTTCGACATTTTCAAAGAAACAGACACTTGGTCGCATTGAATCAATTCCATCTGCAATCCAAGGCCATAAATGTCTTGGGTCATCTTTCCCCGCTCGCTTGCCTGCTGCACTGAAGGGCTGGCAGGGATAGCCCCCAGTGAGGATGTCCACGCATCCGCGAAACGATTGCCAAGGGAAAGTTTTAAGATCCGGCCAGATAGGTGCTGGGTCCATGAGTCCCGCTTCCATTTTTGCAACCAGGTTCGCAATGGCAAACGCTTCGATCTCACAAAGAGCGACTGTTCGCAGATTTGGGATGACTCGTTTAAGTCCAAGCTCAATGCCTCCGTATCCAGCGCACAAGCCAACGTGTGTAATTGTTTTGGTAAAATCCATGTCATTGTAGTGATATTAGTATTTGTTGAACTTTCCTTTCCAAGGTTTCTTGCCAGCGGCTTTATCCACCTTGAACACCTCAGGTGGAGCGTAATCCCATGACACGGTTCCAACTCCTCGCTGGATTATTATTGATCCGCACTTGTTCCCTTCACTATCCTTCATCCCGGATCGCTCCGACCTCTTCGCCATCCCAAGAACAAATCGTCGAGGATGATTGAACCCGATCTCTTTCATCACGATGACTTCTCTCGCCCAATTGGTCAGGTCGGATGAACCAAAGCCAGAGTAGGCCATGTCTGCCACGCTCTCGGGTTTCTCGTCCTTACCCTTTGGCTTGGGGAAGTGATGCACCAGGACGATGATGACTCCAGTCTCGATCATGATCGGCTGAAGCAGATGGCGGGTGAAGTTCGCGCATACCTCGATGTCCGCAGGATTCCCGCCTATGTACGACAACAACGGATCGACGTACACGACATCCACCTTGGTCTTCCTGATCATCCTGCGGAGCATTGTGGCGAAGTCTGAACCTGTCCGTACCGTCTCGCGAAAGAACAGCATGTCGGCGCTCTTCAATCCATCGACCCAGTTCTGAGTACCGAACACCATCTTCGCTGCTCCCTTGAGGCTGTCATGCTGGTCCGCGATGTCGTTCTCAGCCTGAACGAACGCGACCTTCAATGGACGCACAGGCTGTACACCGAACCAATCTTGACCCATAGCCCACTTCAGTCCTTGATAAAGCACCATCGAGCTTTTGCCGCAACCGCTCTGTCCTACAAACAGAAGCGATGAACCACGGCGAAGCCATCTGTCCCCGATTAGATTGTCAGGGTCATTCTCCGGGTCGTAATCGATGATGCTCTGGAGCGTGAACTCCTGAGGCATGTCCTGAGACTCCAGGTAGTCGGTGAACGCTTCCCAAGTGATCGACCCGACATTGATGGCCAACAACTTCTGCTCCTTGCCATCGCGCATCGCGCCGGCAAGACGAGAGAACCGACTCGCGTTCTTGTTCTTCGGGTCGATACCAAGGGCTTCGAGGTGTCGATAAACGATGTCTCGACGCTCTGTCCATTCCGCTTTGTCCGCTGCATCGACCCTGACCCATCCATGCAGGCTCTTGCCGCCTGAATCGATGACCACGGACATCGGCAACTTGGATTCACTGAGGACGGTCCATTGTTCGTCCTTGGACTTCTCGTCCATCTCGACGAGGACATGGCGATAGGCTGAGACGCCGGAATCGGATCCGCTCTCGTCGCTGCACGGATTGACCCGGATATAGGAGCCACGGCTGTCCTGGCTCGTCCACATCGAGCTGATGGGATCCGTGAAGTGCTTGGATATCCAGTTGTCGCGGGTCAGGAACGTACCCTTCGACCCCGGCCTTCCGTTACCAGCCTCGTCGCAGATGATGTCGTTGCAGATGCAGACCACTTCATCCGGTTCAAAGCACGCCTTGAGGAAGTCAGCGATGGAGAACCGCTTTGCAGGAACCGGAACCGGCTGGGTCGGTCTTTTGACGATGAACTTGCCGGTGGTCGATACAGGTGTGCCGCTCTGCGCGGACAAGAGCCATCCTCTCGGCTTATCGTGAGCCACCTTCGACGCCTCGACTAGCTTGTGGGCCAGTTCATGCGGTTTCCACGGCGGAACGCATTTCGCGTTGTACTCGTTGAACAACGCTTCTGCGTCTCCATGCGATAGCTCAAAGCCATGCACCAGCGACGTGGCGACGGCGAAGGTCGCCCCATGACCGTTCTGCCCTGTGACTGCTCCAGGGGTGTTCCTCAACCACGCTCTCGCGCGGTCCACATTTGATTGATTCATTCGATTCCAAGTTGTTTGCGCGCTAGTTCTCCGCTTTTGCCAAGATCGGTCTTGGCTATCTCTCGAAGAACAGAATTTGATTTCTCCAGCTTTCCGAAAAGGAGAGCAAGCTCTTTGGGTGTCATCAGGTACTTGCTCCAATGATGTATGCGTATGGAGCGCGTCTGAAACTTCGCAAAAAGCTTGCTCTGTGCATCTATGTATAGATCAGGGTGTCGCATCTATCGGCACGAACCTTGATTTGAACCTGGCTCTAGTGGTGACGTGTATCTTTCGTTTTCCATCTTGGATATAAGCCACGCCGGGCCACTTCGTCTCACCTATCAGTATCTCCACATCATCTGATATGAGTTCAACTTCTACTGCGCTGTTTGCTAGGTTCCTGAATTTCATCGTCATCGAGATGGGAAATCGCGTCCGTAGAACAGGTGCCATCAGCGTCTTGCTTTGGCTTCGGCCTGCTCATCCAGCCGCGAATGATCGCATAGTCGATAAGTTTGGGTGCATCTTTCAAGAACTGTCGATGGGAGATGTCGTTTTTCATTTTGTTGTTTTTAGCGACCGCCGCCGAGCGCGTAGTGAAGGATGAGCAATGCGTCTGAGTTTTTAAGCGTCACGTCGAGATGTGGGTACAGTTCTTGGGCCTTTGCGCGCAGCTTCCGCTTCCACTCTGCACTGGTCGCACACGATTTCCGTCCACCAAGACCAAGTGGTTCCTGCCAGATCTTCGGCTCGACCCGGTGCAGTCCGTATCCTTGAGAGTACGCTAGTCCCTGGACGATGCCGTAGTTCTCATGCAGGGTCGCCACGCTCGCAGCCGGCGTCAGCTTGCAAACGAACTTTGGAACCTTCTCAACCCAGAACTGAGATTCCGCCATCTTGAACCCGATGAGTATCTGATGGATGTCGGGCAACGACTCTGGCATCGCCATCAGGATGATTCCGTCCGGGGTGTTGATGGCAAATCCGCCACCTACACCTGGATCACACGCTACGATTTGTTTTTTCATTCGCTCCTTTTAGAAACACAGCACCGTGACGTTTTCCGCCGCGATGCGTACCGCACTTTTTGTGTCTCCACCTTCGCTCCACTTCTCAACTTTGACCCGGCCCTTGACGCGGACCAACGCGCCGTTGCCGATATCAAGAATCTTTTCTGCGACCTGACCCCATGACGACAACTCGAACTCGTCGTAGTCTTCATGGAACCGGCCTTCGATATCAGTCCAGTGACGAGCAATCGAGATGGATCTCCTGACCATCAATGCCCCTGTCTTTGTCTCGGTCTTTCGACTGATTGCTCGTAGCTCGCCGATCAAGTAAACCACGTTCTCGGTTGGTGTCGCGGTTGTTTCGTTCGTCGTTGATTCGCTCATTTTGTAATAAATATACAGCCAAGTTCACGGTAGCTCTTCATCCTCTTCTTGGCATGGAACGCTCCGATAGGATGGAACTTGTCCGAAAAGTCCACGATTGTCGCACAGTTTTTTGTTTCTGTTTTACGCAGCGCACGACTCGCCCGCTGGATGGTCTTCTGCGATGACCGACCGCCGCTCACCATGATGAGCAGTTCGACGTTGGGCAGATCCAATCCTTCGTCGGCCAATGAGGTCGCAATCATTGTCCTGAGATTGCCGGCCTTGAACTCTTCCATGTACGAGCGCCTGTCCTTCTTCCCGATCTTGGAATGCACCAAGCGAGAGTTTGGGATGCTTGCCTCGTACTGCTCTCCAAGCGTGATACGCGGGATCAGGATGAGCGTCTGCATGTCCAGATGGTCCAGAGCATACTGCACGGCGTACCGGTTCCTCTCCTTGTTCTGGCAGATACCGATGTCCACCAGCGATTCCCAAGCGCACATCTTATTCAGGTCTTCATCGCTGATCCGCATGTACCTGCGGCGAGCCTGGAACAGCCGGTCGATGTTGTCGTCGATCTTGGTCTGGATGTTCAGGTCGGTGGCGTCGCTGATCTCCAAGTAGGCGTCGGCCAATGAATCTCCGATGTCGCTTCGAG